ACAGGTGGCGAACAAACACTTTTAGAAGACTATATTTTTTGTGATTTTAATAGTGGTTTAGGTTTTGAATTGTACGGTGTAAACCCTTTAGAAAAATTGAGATAAATGGAAAGCATAGATATACTAAAAGCAAAGATAAATCTACAAACTACAATTATTAAGTTTACAAGTAGTATTGAAGAATTACAAAAAACGCACCCAGAACGAAACGATTTGATTGATTCGATGGTTGAAAGTTTAGAAGATGTAGCAGAATTTCAGTCTGTGTTTATGCAGTTAGAAGAAGAATTTATTTTAGAGTGCAAAACCAATTTACGTTTGCAAATGCAAATAAGCGAACAAAAACACGAAATAGATAAATTAAATATCTTAGTAGAAAACCTAAAAGAAGGTATTTAATGCCACGTTGTAAACATTGCAAAGAAAAGTTTGAAGCTAAACACTTTAATCAAAAATACTGCTTTAAAAGTGAATGCGTCAAGGTATGGGTAGAAACGGCAAAAGTAAAGAATTGGAAGAAAGAAAAGAAGCGACTAAAAGACGAATTAGAAACGGTGCAAAGCTTAACTAAAAAAGCACAAACATACTTTAACGCATACATTCGTGAACGTGATAAGCATAAACCTTGTGTCAGTTGCGATAAGTCGTTGGGTGCAAAGTTTGATGCTGGACACTATTTTAGTACAAGCCACAAGAACGTAACTTTTAACGAAAACAATGTTCACGGTCAATGCGTAGCTTGTAACCAACACAAACACGGAAACTTACTTAACTACCAAATAGGTATAGAAAAACGAATAGGTGGCGAAGAACTAATAAAACTACACGAAGAAGCACACAAGATAAGAAAGTACACCAGAGAAGAATTGAAAGAAATAATAAAACTATACAAACAAAAAAAGAAACAATTAAAATGATAAGTGACAAAGCAAAAAAAATAAGTAGTCAAATACATATAGAAAAATCATTATTTACTGGAAGAAAAGGTGAATATAATTTTGAAGAAATATGTAAAAAATATGAGTGGGAATGTAAAAAATCAACTAAAAAGGAAAACATTTATAGTCACATAGATTTTTATTTATTTAATATGGGTGTTGATGTTAAAGGCTTGAAAGCCATGAGTTTTGAAGAAAAGTTTTCAAGACAGAAACTATTAGACGATTTTTCAAAAACACCCGAATGG